ATTTCCCTGTTTTCGGACAGTTGTTCTTTGTGCCATCACGCCCGCCGCAATAGTCAGGCCATTGCTGTTGGCAGCGAACGGGATTACGCCTACAAAGGGCCTGCTTCCCTGCTGGCATGACCGGTAATGCTGCGATGATAATGGCAATCGAAATTACAATATTTAATGCAAGAGTTTTTGATTTCATTTTTTATCCTTTTATGAGTTATCATTTCTTCCAAGTTCGACCCATACAGAACCTGCTATTTTTTTTAGCATGAGTTGGTCGTCTGTGTTACTCAACGTGAAATCACCGCCAGCTAATCTAAGATTTCCCGTTCCATCTTTGACGGTAACGTCACGCGCTGAGTTTGCTGTGCCAATAACTAAAATATCTCCCTCAGCCCCGCCGTTGATAGTCGTTAAGTCGTCGGTTGCTGCCGCTCCAAATGTATCTACATAGTGATTGCTCTTTGTTGCCGTAATTGCCCCCGCCGCATCAATAGTCAACGTGGTAGGCGCACCAAGCCCAAAGAATCCACCACTAACCGCCATTGAGTTTGTACCAGCGTCTATAACAACAACAGGGGCGGTATTAGTTCCAAAAATTTTTGTATCCAAATCCTCTTTTGCTTTATTTATTTCTGTTGTCAGTCCTAAATAAAGTTTATTCGGATTACCATCACCAGCAGTATTTGTGTTTGCATATATTTCAACCTCTCCAGTGATACCTGCTGCGGTTCTGCCTTGTGATATTGTAAGTTTTGACAATCCAGCAGATGGCTCAGAGCTATCGATCTGCCCAATTATTATTCCACCTCTTCTAAAGTAAACTTTTCCTTCACCAACATCATCGTTTAATGAGATACCATCGCTATTCAGTGTAACTCCACCCGCGCCAGCAACAATAGCACCATCTACGGTTGACATTTCCGCTTGGATAGTCTGCGTGTTCCACGTTGCTCCCTGTGTGATCAGTTGAATAGTTCCACTTGCTCCAGCAACTAACTCAATACGTGAGTCTCCACTTTGCCCAATGACTGCAAAAGCAGTATCTTCTGCCCATGAGTTCGCACCGGTGCCATCTATATTGCGCGTCACGTTATAGGTAGTACCAGAGACAAGCGTTCCGATCAGCATCCACTCAATGGAATTATTTCCATCCGCATCTGTCCCGTGGAACTTTACCCAATCTCCAACAACCAGCGTCTTTCCAAAATTCACAGTAGTCGCTCCAGAAGAAACCGCCGCCGCGATCTTTCCGGCATCTTTCGAGATCATAATTTGCCCTGAAACAGCCATTTGATTCTCCGCAGTCAATAAAAATGTTCGTAACTCGCCACGCGCCACAAGGTTGTTGAACTCAGCATCCCCGGTCGCCGCGTCAATATTCATACCTGTTTTCCCGGTCACAAAATTAGAAGACCGTATGCGCTCATTTGCACCGTCAATCTGAATATGATTTCCAGCCGTGTTCCCCACTTTGATAATTCGATCGGTCGCATTCAGCGAAATACCAACATCGGCAGAAAGCTTTTGGAGGACATCAGTAACGATCTCCCATCCACCAATGAGACCAGCTACAGCAGTAATACCCGCATCGCTCAGTTCAACAGCATGGTCGCCAACTACAATGATCGGTTCATCCTTCACTACGCCCCATTGCAGCACTCCTATTGTCAAAGATCCCATGCTATATACAACACCGTCAATGTCTACGCCTTCAGCAGACATAAAAAGGCCGGTGAAATCAGGGTCGCTCACGTCGGTGATATCAGAATCGCTTGCAGGAATAACCGTATTACCTGTATAGTCTCCAAGGTCTCCACCGTCAGACACCAGTTCATCAGCGCTGTTTGCGCTTACATATCCTTGTTCCAAAGCCTGTATGCGTCCCTCTAATTCTTTGATGACATTCAGTAGGTTATCAGGGTCGTATTGATCTAATGCGCTCGCCATTTTATAAATCTCCAATCAAAGTCATCGTCACAGACTTTGTGCTTTCGCTAAAAGCCATCTTAGTGATGCGCGCGCTCCCCTTCCATCCGCGCACCCCGCCATTCAAAATGATTTTGGAAGCATGAGCAATTACACGATTACCCAACCTCAAATTCAAGAAAGCATGATCAATGTTCAGCACATCCACAGCCATTTCCAAATAAGGCATACTCGATGCGTTCAATGAATTTTGTGTATTTCGTTGCAAAGTGCTGATATCCGTCACGTCGCGAAACTGCACAAATCTATTTCTCATTCGGTATAAAGCTATTGAGCTCGCAGACTCCAATGGGTCAGTTTTCAAACGGCTGTCTACGCTGCTCTGGCTGCTGATCCCGATCATGCGGTTCACGATCTCGTTACGGACAACAGCAGAGCGGATCTTCATGTTTCCCTGGTCTCCATCGCTCAAAAGGAATTCAGTATCGATCCCCATTGATCTGGCAATATCAAGATACACATACCAACGGCCATCTGCTCCCTGCTCAGGCCTGAACTTCATTTCAGTCCCTGAACGCAGCAGCAGCGCCTTTACCTGCTCCCATAAAGTACGCCCGTCTAATGTCTCTTCACGATAGGTTGGGTCAATATCCTGCACAACTCCCATTCTCAAGAACAGATCTTCCTGAGAGTTTGCTATATCAACGATCTGGCTCAAAATATTCTCTACATTCCCACTCAACTTCAAAGGCGAGCTTTCAGACACTCGCAAGTTAAGCAGATACTCAGGGTCGTAGATCGTCACCTGCACTGGCGAAGTTGCAGACCACGGCGTGTCAATCATCCCAACATAAGCAGGTAGATCAGCTGGGCTGACAATTACCATGCGCCCAAAATCCATCCATCGCTCGGCAGCTACATCATCCGAGATAGACACCTGAGTGCTGCCGCCGCCAGATACATTAGGGTGTCCATTAAGGTTCCATGCGATCGCAGGAACAATGGCATCAAATTGTCCCTTACTCAAATTATCAAGGCCCAATACAACGATCTTGCTCATAGTCGCCTGCGGTAGTGACTCATAACAACGTCGATCTCGCCAAGGTCGCTTCCAGAAATGCGTATGGTATTGGTCGCCCCACCCTTCAGTCGCAAAAATGCAGACCTGCTCACATCATCAAGGGTTATCGCGCTGTGAACATTGATTCCGTCGTACTGGGCAGTCTTCAACTCACCATCTATGGCAAATACTTTATCGATCAACATGATGTAGCCAAGCGAAAATGCGTCACTGTACTCATCGTCGGTAATATTTTCGACAGTCAGTTCCAACGGCAGCGCATTGGTTTCTCCAAGGAATGCCCCGGTCGGGATATTTCCTGATGCAAACCCAGCCGTACAAGTCAATGCCTCAAGCGCCGCATAGGCATTGGCTCCGCGTTTATATCCACCGGTCAGGATCAATTGCAAATACACAGACCCCGTTGCTACACTCACACTATTATGTGTCCATGCGGTCCAGCTTGCGGCACTTCCGGGTGTAGCCTCTGTCCATAGATCAATATAAGTGGTCCCATTGGCAGACCTTCGCAGCCCAGCCAATGTCAACCAGTTTGCATTGGAGCGGTACTTCTGCCCCGTCATCGATACAGTCGTGATTGTCGCAGCTCGCTTGAAGAGTGCAGTCAACGTGACAGTTTCATCCCTCCATCCGGCCCCCACTTGATAACTCGCCGCTTTCAACCCGAGCGCAGGGTCGCCAGTCTCAGCATCCTGCTTCACAAGATATGTTTTGCTCTTCGGCCCTTTTGCGATCTTCCCAAAACTCCACGCGCAGGTTCGTCCTGGATTCGCCGGGTCGTAGAACATGGTTGTCGTATCCCAAACCCATGAAGTATTGGAAGAGCTGGTCAGGTTGATTAACGGCTTGGTGTTGTCATAATCATCGTCTGTAGACGATGGACTCGCCACGCTTGAATTTCCATACTTCATCAACAGTGGATATTGAATATATCCAAACGTCACACCCGCGCTATGAGCCTCCACAGTTGTGCCAAACAATCCACGTGCGCTCAAATTCAGCCTGCAATTGACTGCATCAACGCTCGAATATGCAAACCACTCATTGCCATGATAAACAATTCCAGAACTTGCCATCAACCGCATTTGCTTTTTTGCGTTGGTAGTCGCGCTGAACTGCAAATAAGCAGGCAGTCCGCTCGACGCCACAGCAGTGGAAAGCGTCAAGGAAACACCCTTACGCAGATTGAGATTGACCCAAACCTTTGTAGAGGCATTGTTCGGGCTGGTGATCCAGCGCTTCAACTCCTGCCCGGTATTTAGATCCACAATACGCAGATCATCACAATCCGCCTGCATTTTTCCAGCAGTCACCAAAGCCGCCGTGTTGACCGTAATACACCACGCGATCAGTCCATGTTCAATGGTCGGCGTGTTCGGCAATTGATAAATATTTTGGTACAGATACCCGCTGGCAGGTCCATCTTTGGCAGTGATGGAGATGTTCAGAAAGGTCTCATCCTTCCCGCCCACATCGATGTCCATCGTCTCGCTGGTGCCTGTCACCGTCCATGTCGCTTCCGTGTCAGCGGTCACTGCACGCCAGGCGCTATTGCCAGTATCAAGCATCACTGTAAACAAAAGACCATTTTCAGGGTCAGGGATCAAGCTCACGACACGGCAATCCAGTTGATAATCGATCCCGTCATCAAGGAAAGTCCCTACCAACATCCCCCGCGTGCCGCGTTTGAACCACGTTTTCAACTGAGCGATCAGAGCATACCGATTGGCATAGTTCTTGATAAATACCCGCAGCACCTTCGTTTGTCGATTGACTGTGTAGGTGCCAGCATCTTGTGCGTCCGCTTCAGCCTGATCAATAAACACAGGCACCGCGCTTGCCGTGTCGTGAGGATTCAGCAGCGCAGTTTCGTAATCTGAACTATTGAGCGTGTGCTCGTTATAGGTTTGCAGGTCAATATTCATAGTGTTTCCACAGAAACGATCAATATCGCTTGGCGGTCAGGGCTTGCCCAAAACTACCCGGAGTAGTCGCGCCTTGCACGATCACGTTTCCAAAAATATCAAAGCTGTTTTGAGTGGATGTATTTGCCGTAGGAGTAGAACTGGCAACGCCACTAGCGGCGGCCTGAGTCATACGTCCAGAGATGGCTGTAAAGGCTCGTTCCACATCGCGCATGGCGTCCATGCCGCCCAGCGCCATACTGCCAATAAAGTTTTTACCAATCCCTTTCCCAACGCCGGATGGAGAATTGATATCAAGCGCATCGGTAACACTAAGGATCATGTCAGTCACCATATTCACAATGGTGTCAAACAGCAGCCCCTTGGCATTATTGATGCCGTCAATCAATCCCTGTATAAAATTCTTTCCAGCTTCCAAAGCGGCTTCAGGCAGGCGCTTCAGGGCATTCACCAAGGTAACGATCAGCTGCCCAATGCCAGCAACAGCCACAGGGATATTTGCCACAATGCCGCCCACCAACGTACCAACTAATTCTCCAGCAGCAGTCAAGATCAAAGGCAGCAATTCGATGATGGCATTAACAATAGCATCCATGATCTGCGGAATAGCCGCGATCAAAGATGGCAAGGCTAAAATCAATCCATCAGCCAACGCCAAGATCAACGCCAGAGCCGCCTCGATCAGCATCGGTAGGTTCGCAACCAATGCATTCACAATTGCAATAATGGCCTCAACCACGGCAGGGATCAATGCAGGCAAAGCTTCTGTCAATCCATTGGCCAACGTGATGATGGCCTGAATGCCCGCATCGATCAACATCGGCAGGTTTTCGATCAACGCGCTCACCAATGTCATAACGATCTGAATACCAGCATTGATCAGCGTTGGAAGATTTTGCACAATAAAGGTGATCAAAGTTTTTAGAATATCAATGGCAGCGGTCAGGATCGTAGGCAGTGCAGAGGTGATCGCGGTCAAAATACTTTTCACGATGGCCAGCCCGGCCTCAAGCATTTGCGGAGCCTGTTGCGCCACATCTGTCGCGATTTGAGTCACTAGCCCCGTAAGACCTTCAGCGATCTTGCCAAGGTCACCGTCTGAACCTTTTACGATATCGGTAAAGGTCTTGAGATACCCACCCAACTGATCGAACACGGCTTGAAAGCCAGGCAGGAATGCCGCTGCCAATGTACCAAGCGTTCCCTTCAATCCAGCCTGCAAACTTGCCAGCGTATCGTCAAATGCCTCAAATGCTGCCACGTCCTCTTCAGACATCACCGCGCCAACGTTATGCGCTTCTTCAGCAAGCGCAGCCATTTCCGCGGACCCTGTTTTGATCAGCGGATTAAGTTCCTGCGCAGATTTACCAAACAAAGCCATTGCCGCGGCATCACGCTCTGCAGGGTTGGTGATCTTGCCAAGCGCATCGATCGTTTCTGCAAACACATCCTGCGTGCTGCGCAGGTTGCCTTCCGAATCAGTAACAGAGATGCCAAGCGCCTTGAATGCCTCAGCTTGGCTTCCAATGCCGTCACGTCCCTCGTTCATCGAGCGCACTAACTTGGCTTGTGCGCCTGTGATCGTGTCCAGACTCACACCAACCTGATCGCCGATGTACGCCATCTCCTGCAGCGACGTGGTCGAAATACCAGTTTTATTGGAAAGATCTACCAGATCAGCGGATGCAGTTGCTGTGGAAAATACAAGCCCGCCAATGGCGCCAGCCACAGCAGCCACAGCGGCAACCAATCCAAGCACCAAGCCTACAGTGCCCTGAATAACAGAACCAACCCCACCCAGCACAGACTTGAATGTTTCCATCTTGCCGCCTGTATCATCGGCGGCGCTGCCCAGATCATCAACAGATGAGCCAGCCTCATCTGTACCGCTGGACATTTCAGCAAGAGCGCCTTCAGTGGTTCGTAGCTCATTCTCCATCTTGCCAAGCGTCTCAGTCTCTTTATTCAGCTTGATTTCAAGATCCTGCGCAGCTCTGGAATTCTCGCCTTTTTCAGCCTTGATGCGTTCATACTCAGCCCGTGTGGCGGCAACCTTTTTTTCTTGGATCTCCATCGCGCTGGAAAGAGTTTTGATTCGGCTTTCCAAACCAGTGGCATCTTTTGACCAATCACCCAGGCTGGCAGCAGACGCACGAAAACCACTCTCAAGCACGCGCAGCTCGCGGTTCATGCTCGCGATGCCGGTCTTGAAATCAGTAGTGTCAATTCCAGATTTTGCAGAGATCTTGTTATCGTTTTCCATATCTACAACCAGTTCACCTGATCTGCATACTTCTGTTTTGGCTTGCCTTTTTTATTTTCCTCTTTCCATTTCGGATATCGGAAAACGAACGGGATCAAGCTCTCAATGTCAGTCTCATCGATCTCGCGCAGGCTCCAGTGGAACATCTCCACAATGCTGCACTCCAAATCAATGATCCAGTTTTCGCCGCTTTCAGAATCGCCTTCTTCGCTCTCGGCTATTTCCTCTGCGGTAAGGTAGGGTCCATGACCCCGCGTGCGTGGCTCATCACTGATCGGACTACGCTCATCATCTCGCTGATGTCAGATTGTTCGTCCAATATCTCAATACTCAGATCTTGCCCGGGAAAAACCTCCATGATGTAAGCGGTCAGCTCATCCATGTCGCTTTCCTGAAAATCTTCAACAGACTTCCCGCCGATCAATTTATTCAGCTTCACAGCCTTCTTAAGCATTTTCCACGGCACAAATGTCCGTGTGCATGTTCGTACCAGTTCGTTATTTTCATCGTACAGGTTGAGCACTAAAGCAGCGCCAGCCATATTCGCCTTCCTTCCAAAGGATGTAGGGGCATGAATACCCATGCCCCTACATAGTTACTAAAAGTTATGCTGTCGCGAAATCGTAAACAGCATCAGCCAACGTTTGGCCATACACATCCACCACGCCAGGCACAGCCAGCAGATAAGTGGTTGAAGAGGCCATGTTTGTGGTCGGGTCCAACGTCACAACCTTGCGAGCCGCATCGATCGTGCGAGAGCAAGCCTTTACTACACCCGCAGCGGTCATCAAAATAATGCCGTTCTCAGACCCGGCAGCCAGGGCATTGTTGAAAGTCAACACGATATTCGCAGAAACCACAACACCGGTCGCGCCATCAACAGGAGATACCGTCACGCTGATCGCGCTCGGGGTTCCAACAGCAGGTGACTGCACAGCATCGAACCAGGTGCTGTCATCGAAAGCAGCGTCTTCGGTGTCACCAATCACGCGTTTTACAGAATCAGTGGTGGAACCATCCAAAGCGAACTGATGAATGGTGCGGATCGCAGTGAACTTCATCTTGGTGGACTTAGGATCAGGCGTGTCTGTCTCGGTTGCAGACTCTTCAGTGGGAGGTGTAAACTTCCCTTTCAAGAACCAGAAATACCGATACGTCCCGCCAGATTTCTTGGCTCGAAAACCAAGTGCAACATAAGGCGCAGTCCCGCCGTTATCGAACAAACGTCCGTTCACAGCGTCGTACACCTTGCCAAGGATCTCCGCCTGCACTTCGAGCGTCAAGCCAGTGATCTCAACATCCAATTCGGTCTCGCCTTCAGCGCTCATGCTGTCATACGGCTGGTTGTCAGCGTATTGCACCTTTGAATTGGTCTTCGGAGCCTGCGAAATATTCATCGCAGGTGCCAGCGAAGCAGGCGTTCCAGCCGCATATGCATCTGCGGTATCAGTGGTCACCAGCGCATAATAGATCTGGTCAACACCAACAAAACTTTTATTTGCCATGTCGTACTCCTTTTTTATAGATCTTCAAGATAAAAAAAATCTTTTGCCAGTACATAATGACCCGTTGCTTCGTTTTTTGGCAACTCACGCCCAGGGCCTTTTTTGAAACCAGCAGCCAACATCACAGCGCTCACATCAGGCAAAACAGCTAAGCCAGAAGTGCTCATAATGTTGATCTGAATTCGGTAAGTTCGTGCAGTTTCAGCATTATCTGCATGTTGAGTAGGTACATCAGTAACTTCAAAATAAGTGATGTATTGACTGGGTAAAGCAGCGCTCCCAGTCTGCAGCAGGGTATCCATCCCAAACGGGATCGCAGGCGAAAGGGTTGCAAGCGCATCATTCACACGCTGAAAGATGGTCGTCATAACTAATCAGCCAATCCTTCTGCTTTGAGAGAATCGCGAAAAGCCTTTACCACAACAGCACGCTTGCCATCGATGGCCGGTCGAATGTACGGCTGCGCAGGGATGTTCTTCGATGGCGATCCATACTCTTGCACATTTCCAATGATGGCGATCTCAGCATCAGCATTTACTACACCAACCTCAATAAAGTTGTAATTGCCATCAATGTACGGCCCGTCAATATTCACATGAGCTTTTAGATCGCCTTTATCAAACGGCACCAGCGCTTCCATCTCGGTCTCTAAAATCGCGCCGCCTTTCATCAATGCCCGTTGCGCAGCTGCATCAATATCCAAGCCAGCTTGCTGGATTTTTTCAATATATTCATCCAGCCCTTTCACGTTAAGGGTTGCTTTAGTAACCATTACACAGTTCCCTTTACCAACTCAGCTTGGATCTCAAGATATTCATTCCGGTTCTCAATGTTGTCAGGCGGAGATACAAATTTCCAGCGCTCGCTTCCCAGCAGAATGGCATGACCTGCATGTACATCGCTGCGATATCGCATCATCAATGTCATCCGCGAAACAGCATGTTTTGCATCAGTGCTCACAGACTCTGGACCGTGTGCGTATTTGATCTTGATATACACGGTTGGATTCGTAGCAAAATTTGCCCACGTTTCCACTTGTGCCCCACCCGCATCTTTGGAGAGGGTCACAGTTTGCAGTGTGCCTCGCGTGCGCAGCTCGCCAGGGTTAGTCATTCGTCCGCCGAGTTTCATACGCCAATATCATCCGCAGGGCTTTTCAGCACCACAACAAAATGGACTTCGGCAAAGTCTTCAGTTGAAAGCTGCACAAGATAGTTCTCTTCCGAGATCGCATCTTCAAAATTTGAAGACTGATCACCGCTTGCGCCATAGACTCCAACCAGTTTGATCACCTCATCACCTTCGCGCGCGCCTGACAGATAAATCGATCCACCGCCCGTACATCCTTCAAATTCGTACTTGCGATATTTCAGCGCTTCGGCCTCGAGCACGGCCAGCGCGTTGGTCAGGCCAAAGGTCATCATGGTGGAATCGCCGGTCATGGCCGGGTTCTCGAACATCTGCACCAAGAGCATCGTTGCCGCAGAAACAGCAATCGGATGCATGTGATCTGCTCCATCCTGCGTCCAATCGCGGCCCGTGGCACGCTCAATGATCTTGTCCACTTGTGGCAGCAGGTCGGTCACGCGGGCATCCCCGCTGGCAACGCGCAGCGCATTTTCGGCTTGGGTAGTGGTGAGAATGTTGGTCATGAGGTCCTATTCTGATTGTCCTGCGGGCGCGGAGGTCGCCCGCAGGGGCATCAGCAGGGAGTGGAAGGGCTCCCCGAAACGCTTACAGATTATCCGAGCAGGGTCACGATGGCTTCTGACTTGACAGCCTTCACGCCATACGCAATGGAAATTTCAACAATTACCTTATGGTAGGCAGGATAGATCGAAAGCAAGAATGACAAGCCACTGAACGGATCAGTAATGACAGTATGCTCGCCAGCAGCGCCTTCTTTCGGAAGCTTGGGAACGCGGGTCAGCAAATGAATGGCATTGCGCTCAAAAGCAAAGTTGCCTGTATAGTTGTTGCCAACAGCCACAGGGTCATTGTTTACCCAAGCAACCTGATTGCCAGGCTTGGCAAGCACGATATCGCCATCACCATCACCAGCGAAACCGGTTTTCACAACGTACTTGTTGGTATCACGGCTGGTCTTGGTGTTGGTGAGGATGTCACCAGCGAGGATGGTTCCGGTGCCGGTATCGATGTGAATAGTTTCAGATCCAACTGCATAACCAGCGGTCAGATCAACGAGATAACTGGCAGCAGTGCCTTTGGTATGCGAAACGATCTGGCCGGATTCGTGCAGGTCAAAGCCTTCAAGGCGTCCGAGTTTTGCTTCGCGCAAAAGATCAGCATTTCCAGCTTCATTGATCTTGAAAAGATTCGATTGAACGCCGCGGATTTTTGCACCACTGGTGGTATTGAGCACCATGTGCATATCAGATGTCCATGCGCCGTTATCGCGCAAAATCTTTCCAACCTGGGCAATGTCGGTCAAGTCAGCAGCAGTCGCAAATGGTGTAGTTCCTGCAGTGCCATACGCGCGGGAAGCTCCACGCTTTGCAGCAAGGAACAAGTCCGACTCGATGGCATTTGCAAGAGTACGAAACGCCTGGGAGAATTGATCTTGCTTGACGTTTTCATAGATCGTGCTGATGGAAGCTTGCTCTTCACCGTTCCATGCAAAAGCAGCTTTCTTGACATTGGAGATACTCATTTCTCCATAGCCAAGCGAAACGCCGGAAGGATCAGTAACAGTAGCGGCAGGTGTTACGTCTGTCGCGGTCATGGTGGGAACAACGGGATAGGTGATCACCTGGTCTTTAGCGACCATATCAGCGGACGGGTCCATATAGACCGCGCCAAGGAAGCCAGTCTGTTCGCGCAAAACGCGGTCAGCAGCTTTGTAGACATTCGGGATTAACCCAGTGAGTGTATTTGTGGTCATGGTTTAGTACCTCTTTTGATATCGGTTTATTGATTCGGCTTGGCTAAAAAATTAGCCCTCGATTTTTCCGTCAGCCTTCACGAACTTCATGCGCTCGCGTGGAGGCAACGCATTGAAAGCAGCAAGGGTCATTTTCTTCTCATCCTCTTGCTCTTCTTCAGCGTTCGCGGAAACAAACAGGGATGCAGCGTTGCTGGTATTGTTTTCAGCATTGCGCATGGTCAGGTAAAGCTTGTTGCTCTGTTCTGCCTTGATGATTGCAGCTTCCAGCGCGGGCTGCAGATCGATCGCGGCCTGAACGCCTTCGTCTGTGCCGCTGTTGAACTGAGCATTCAGCTCGTTCTGCAAACGGGTGACTTCGTCACTATCAGCCTTGGCGCGGTCAAAATACGGTTTAAGATCGGTCATGGTGTATTTCTCCTTTTTATTTTTGAACATAAAGATGTTTGCGCAAGGCTTGAACTTTGCGCGGGTCTGGCTTTGCCTCAACCTGCTCGCTGACAGCAGGCACAGGCTCCACCTCAACTTCTTCCCGCGGCATATCCGCCTGCGGTTGGTTGACAATTTGATTAGCCTGCGCTGTTGCAGGCATCGTGCTGTTGTTCAGCAGCTGGTTGATCACTTCATCGAGAGTCCCAATTCGATCAGCCATGCCAAGTTCAATCGCTTGCTTGGCGCTGACAACACGGCCCTCGCCAAACCCAGTACGAACAGCAGCAGGTTTCACGCCGCGGTTGCGTGCCACCGCATCCACAAATGAGCCATAAATATCACTGACATTTTCTTGAATGGCAGATCTGGCTTCGTCAGACAAAGGTTCGTAAGGATTGGCCTCAGCTTTATATTTTCCAGCCTTGATCAAAGAGACCTTGATGCCCTCTTTTTCAAGCTGTGCGCTGATATCTTGGTGCGCGGCGAAGACTCCAATGGAGCCAACTTCACCGGATGGTGTAACAACAATTTCATCCGCCGCAGTGCCGATCCAATACGCAGCGGATGCCATCAAATGATTGGCCACAGCTACGATCGGCTTGGTTCCACGCGCATCGAATATCTTTTTGGATAGCTCTTCAATGCCGCCAACCTGTCCGCCCGGGCTGTTCACATCCAAAACAATGGCGCTCACTTGCGGGTCATTCACCAGGTCCGTGAACTGTTTGCCAAGAGCTTCAGCAGTAGTGCCGCCAGACATATTGGTCAGCATGTTTGTACGTGGAGCGATAGTTCCAAAGACTCGCATCACAGCCACGCTATTGACCTGTGTGTTTTGTGGAGGCACGGCCCCATTGATACGGGCTTGGATCTCTTCTGCGCTCAATTTTTCACCGGCCACATGCCGCGCTACGATATCTTCCAACATAGCCAACTTGCTCGGCAAAATTGCCCAGGGTGTTTCCATAAAGGCTTGCAAAACGTATGTTTTCATGCTGCTCCTAATTCTTGACTGGCTGCGCTGCTCGCATGGCTGCGAGCTCAGCATTGATCAATTCGCGAATGCTCGCATTATTACGGGTCATCCAATATTCATCGCCGCCATCGTAGCCGCTCACGTCCTCGACCTCTCGGGCTTCGTTCGGGTTCATCTGCCCGGATGCGATCTTGATTGCATTCAGTTCTGCGCGTGTTTTTGCGTCTGTGCGCAGCAAAGACTCGCGCACAAACTTGAAGTAACTGTTGCCTTGCTCATTTTGTGAAAGCCAATTGAGCCGTGCAGCCTGTTCCCACTGCACCAGGTACGGGTCCAATGTAGATTTCAAATAATCGAGATCCTGCTGCGCGTTGCTGTTGTAGGCCTCTTTGCCCATATTGAGCTTGTAAGCAGGCACACCAAAGAAGTTGATTACGTCCACATCATTGGCCTGAATGCCCTCAAGAAATTGGGCGTCGGTCAGTTTCATTTGGATTGTTTCAAACTTACCAACCTTCTTATCGAACACAGCCAGCCCAGTCTCATTCAACGCCTCTTGATATTGCGCGCGTACTTTGTCTCTGCCTTCTTTGTCTAAAATGGCATCCATCTGGATATAAGCCTGAGACTTCAATCCGCTGCTGCCTTGCACTTCGCTTTGTGTTTTCTTGGTCGCCAGCTGGCGGCCAAAGGTCTCACGCGCATACTCCAAAACAGAGCGCCCGCTGCGTCCATTAGTCGAATTGATCATCAGATGCGTGATCTCTACCGCAGGGATCTTGTCTTTCTTTCCGCTCGGGAATGTTGTTTCGTAATACTGATTGCCGCCTTTATCCAATTGCGGGCGGGTTGCGTTGGAGGAAAGGATAAACAGTTCGCGATACCGCTGGCGGGGCTCCCAAATATAGGCATCGCCCCAAAAGAGCAGCCACTCCATCACGGTCTTTTTGAAGATGAACGGTGTCATCCAACGGTTGGGCTGCACCTCCAGCAGGTAGGCCATATTGCGCAACAGCGCATCAGGACTCACATGCTCCACGTTCCTGCCATTGCGCACAAACATTTGGAACGGCATCTTTGCCACGTCATCCCCAATAATATTTTTGCAGCGATAGGCGGTCGCAATGGTCTTGGCTGTTTCCGCAGAAACAACCTGGTTGGCCGTGGTCATCACGCCGCCGCTTAAGCCAAATTCATAGCCAGCAAACTGCGCAGCGGCTTCGCTGACAGGCGCAACAGGGGCAGAGCTAAAAGATTTTGTAAGCAATCCCATTCGTTATCCTTGTTGGTATGGCTGGAACACGTTGATCAACGGACCAGACATCGCGCGTATTCGCTCAGGGTGAGGCACAGAGTTTTTACAATCTTCTACCCACGGGCGAGTGTAAAAATCAAGCGGAAAATCAAACATTTCTGAGTGGTAGGTGGATGGCGGGCAATGCTTCACCGGTCCCTGATAGCAATCCATGCCGCATAAAATGACAGGATCGCAGCCCATCCACAAGGCAAACCATGTGGCCGTATTCGAGCTAAAGAAGCCGGTCCATACATTCGGCATATCAAAGGTCACATCGGTAGAAGGCTCCGGACTCACGTGGATGGCTTTATGCTCTTGCACAGCTTTGACCTGCAACGGGTTAGTCTCAGGCGCGTCGTTGTAGACCATGTAGGTGGGTTCGCAATAATAAAAAGCGTGATAGTTGACTGCAATCAATAAGCAATCTTTGGGCAAACGCTTTATATCGTCGGGCAGGGATGGCCCACCGCCCAGGATCGCAGCCGGTTGGTTTCGGTGTTTGTTTTTCATCGAGGAAAGCAAGATTTTTTTCATGAAGTTTTTATCGCCATCAAAACAGACAAACAAACAAGAACGGCCCCGCACACGGTTTGGGCCAGAGAGGCTGAGAGCAGGGCAGATAATCCGCTGTAAAGCGAAGCCATTCCAAAAACAAAAAAGATTTCAGGCAAACCAATGTTCGAGCGTGCCCACGCGATCAAGGCCAAGAATTTAGCTTTCATTCCCGATCCTTGGCACGCGCCCATGTATCGTGATTATTGACAGAGAAGATCAAGTGATCTACCTTACGGATCAAATCCTGAAGCGCATCGGTATGCACGCCATCCTGCTTAATCCATTCAGCCTGCATGGCTCGTAAAAATTCCTGCCAGCGCAGATCTCGTATTTCATCCTGCTTGGCTTGCCACGCGCGCTGCTTCTCACGCTCACTGTCGCGCTTTACGTCTTGCGTTTCGAACCAGGTAAGCAGGTCTTTCCACAAACGATAAAAAGCTGCCGCGATAATTCCTGCGGCAAGGATCAAAATTGCAATGATGGGGTACTGCGTCCAGACAGACTCAGGCGGCATGTGTCATTCCCTCTAAGTGTTTTTTGATATCAGCAACAGCTTTGGCGTAGCCCTGCTCAAAGGTGGCGGATGTTTCGGGCTCAGGATCAGGCGTCGGGGCGGGTTGAGGCGCTGGGTTGATAGGCATTGCAAACTCTGCATTGGCCAATCCGTTATATTTGATGGCGCAGTACTCATCGCGCAACGTCCAAAGCTTGACCCATTGCTCACCGCTGGA